CTGTCACTAAATAAATTACATCGCCACCTGGTACACTAAGATGTTCATCAATGATAAAAACTGTATTAGCGAATGGCGCATTACTCCTATAAAACGTCTGGTCGCCAAATACAAAGTCAATCTCGACATATTCATCCTTAAACTCCGCATAATCCTGCAAAAATAATTGCTTGGTGGTTAATTCATAGCGCATAGGATAGGTGATAAAAGCATCCGCTGCTTCATCACTTGTCCTATCTGGATTTAAAAGTTGGTTTGTATAAATCGAACCTGACATTTGATAAATGGCAAAGTCATCCTGAACCACTACCAAATGTTTATTATTGAAATAAATATGTTTTTGAATCCGGTTTCGTTCCCCGTTTAATTCAATAACCCTAGCCCATGTACCCGTTGAGAAATTGTATTCAATGGCATGTGCGGACTCTTCAATTTCTAAATCCCCAAAATCCATGAATAAACCGGCAACCGCACGATAAAAAATGGTATTTTCATACTGATATAAAAATCCATCGCTATTCCCACTTAAAAAAGGATTTAATACGTCACTGTTTGCTGTTTGTTCTAATAGTATATTAATTGCCTGGGTATCTAAGTCGTGTGGCGCTTGTCCATCTGATACCATATAGGTAACAATACCGCCTGTATTTTTAGCAAGCCAAACCATGCGCCCAAAATCTACGGACAAACTTAAAGGGTCTGCTATTCCATAATCCCAGTTGTATGAAGTGTTAAGCTTCCAAGGAAATTCGCGCGTAACACCCGCAACCGTAATTTGTGTGGCAATATTTGCCCATATATCGGTGGTATAGTCGTTGAAAATGTATAATTGACCGTGAAGCACTGCAAATTGACCAATAACCCCCGATGCACTTGCAAATAAAGGCGAACCGTTAATGGTAAAACATGTGGCAGCACCACCTACTAAATTAACCGTAGTGAGATGAAATTCATTGCTTTCTGTAACGTTTATCACAAATCGATTACCAAATGCGGCAATAAATTGAGGATTTACAGGTCTATTGCCATCGGTAACTACTGAATAAGTTGGCGCACCATTATTTTCATTAATAATATAAATATCGGTTCCATCGGTAAGCATTACATAAACTAATGTTCCAACAGCTAAAAATGCTTGCCATATTTTTCCTGTTAAAGATACTTCGCCAATAAACTTTTGGTTATAAAATTTATCATATTGAATTATTCTTGTACCAACTATCACATAAAAAAAATCAATTGTTTTAAATATATTTCTTGGCTCTTCATCAAATATTAATCTATTTTGATTTAAGAATGTTATATGTGAACGTCCCATGGCAGGGTATAAAGCTTGACCAAGTTTTCCAGTATCTGCTTTTACACCATACCAGTTGGCACAATCTTGCGAACCAAATTGTGTAAATCTTTGTTTGTCATAATAGGCAAAAATTGGTAAGGGTTCGATTGCCATTTAAATACCTGCACGAACACGCCATGCACCGTTGAGCAAGCTTTGCTCATCGCCTGCAATAGCTAGATTGACCTCGCTTGAGGCTTCCATAATATCTTTAGCTTCCAAATACCTTGTTTCCAGCGTATCAGTCCAAGCATCAGCACGTCCTTTAAATAAAGCAACATCGCGCGCCACCGCTAATAAAAAGAACCGGGTATAATAAAGCGGCAACTCGCCCATATCCGAATCTTTATTGAGATTCGCTAGGCGAAATTTACCCCTACATAGAAAGGTAAAGAACTGACTTGGAGCGGGATAAAGTTGTGCTCGAACATATGTTGTTTCGGGAAATGGAATAATAAAACGTGGCAATCCCTGTAAGGGTTCATACTTCCAAGCGGCTAAGAAATCATCACGTGATTTTTTAATTAAAGGATAGGTAACACCGCTTAACAGAAGCCACGCACTGTCTAAATTTGCAAGTCGTCCTTGTTTAATATAAGCAACACTTGGATCGGCTACATCATGGGTAAAAGTAAGGTTGCGAAGACCCGATGCCGTTGCATTGTTGGATATGGTAATCACATTACCTATAATTGAAATAATTGTAGATAGGGCAGGAATATCGCCACCCGTAACCAAATCACCTATAAAATAAAGTGAGCTATCTACTACCGTAAAGCTTGGTGAACCATTTGCAAGCGTTACAATCTCGGTTGTTGTTGTAACCGTTGAATAATCGGGATCGGTAAAGAATATATCTTTAATTGGCAAATTAATGTTAACCGATACTGTTTTGGCAATAGTAAGCATTAATCCTGTTGAGGCGTAATAATCTAATAATTGATTAAGAACCTGCAATGCCAATTCTTCATCATCCCCATGCAACGGTGTTGTTGGATTTGATGCATTGATTAAGCGATACATTTGGAATATAAATTGCCGGACAGTCATTGCCATTATTTACTCGCTTTCTTGCGATTCAATTGTTTGTCTTCAACATCCATATGAACAACATTTGGCTTATCAAATTCTTCTAATTCTAGTGTAGCCTGTAATTCTTCTGGACTTGAAAACCATTCGCCTGTGGCCATATGGTTAACAAACTCATCCCATGAATTAACCACTTTTTTTTTGTCGTCTTTTCCATAAATAAATACTCTAAATCCTTCTTTTGGAACCATACGCCCCAAATACATTCCTTCTGAATCATCCATCTATAAAATCCTTTTAAAGAACCGCAACTACGGTAAGCGTTACCGCAGTTGCGGTGACATATTATGAGCAGATTCTTACTGCAAACTCAGGGTTGATTGCTACACCGCATATAACGTCAATCCTGTCTAGTTGTTCATAGTTACGGATGTCCGCACCCAAAGAGTAGGTCATTGCAAGCTTGTATAAGTCACTGTATCGAGTAACCGCTTCAACACCACCACGAAGCTCTTTAATTGGAGGAGCAGCGAATACAATTGCTTGAGTATGATATGCAAGCGATACGTTATGACTTGCACGTAGCAACATTTGCGCACCGTTTGGAATGGCTGCACTTATGTTTTGACGGGCACCTGAAATAACAATTGTTGGGTTCACAGGAATATCGGCAGTGTTACCACCGGCTGATATTACTTGCGCGGTTACTACAAATTGCGCTCTTTGCTGTAATGATTCATAGGTCAACGGGTTAACCATGAACACACCGGATGCATCATCAACCTCAATGATATCGCCTTCTTGGAATACTACGGTTCCTGGTGCTTGACCAAGACCTGTTACAGAAATAGTATTTCCGCCTGTGATTGGGCCGTTGGTTACGGTTCCTGCTAATAAGAATCCTGCAGGGGGTGAGCCGCCTAATTGACCGGCACCGGCTACTTGTCGCGCTAAGAAATTAGTTTTGAAGAAATCAAAGCCTGACAAGTGACCAATAAACCCATCAATCAAGGCGCCTGTGTTAACGGTCATGTTAAATACGTTGTAAAGGTCATTAGATAGATTTGCGGCAACTCTTGGAGGTACGGCTTCATATCTTTTTCCGTCCTCTGGAATACCTAGCTCGGTCATGTACGCATCAGCGGTCAATATAGTATTAAAATCAACCGGAACACCGGGGGTACCAACAGCTTGATAAGTTTGTAATTGAAAATTGTCGGTTGCAATAAACTTCTCAACCAAGTTGGCCAAGCGTTTTGCACGTGGCGCATTTGCCATTTCCAAATAAGGCTCATCGCGTGCCCTGTCGAATGTAAGCTCAAAGCCTGTATATTCAACCATGGTACGAAATTGTTTACTGATAGTAAGCGGTCTTATGATTTGAACACGCGCTTCAGAGGTTGCGGTTGCGCCCTCACCGGCAAGATATCGCTCTTCTAAGCGGTAATTTATGGTTTGACCTGTAGCGAACTTTAAATTCTTAAAATCGCCTTCAAGGTTTCTATTTGCGGTTCTTGCGAACGCTAGACTGTTCCAAAATCGAACGAAAACGTCATCAAGAACGTACTGGGTTGTGCGGAAAAGATTTGCCATTGCTCAGACTCCCTGTCGAACAAATTAAATAAACGCCCAATAATTGAGCACCTAATTACATTTGTCCGGCGGGAGACTGATTACACGCCATTATTTTGGCGCAAGTGACGGATTCTTGCCTTTCTACTCGTCTAATATAGGATAAAACCCGATTCAATAATTGTCAAATAGGGTTCTTTTTGCTATTATTCGTCTGTTGTTCATTTTACGATGCACACATTTCCTTTATTGCCCTCATTCCAGTGGGGGCAATTTTTACGTCATAATTCTACGGCATAGATCGGTTACCACTGGATGATACGATTCCATTTTTGATTTAAATTCGAATGCCATATCGATCATTTCTTTTAAATCTTCTTTAAAATCTCTTTTAAAACGCTCTTGATATTTTGTGTCATCAAAAGGCACTCTTGGGTTTTGCAAATCACAATGTAATATACTCATTTTTTACCTTCCTCGTTTTTGTTTCATCATTGACATTTTTTTCTTTTCAGATTGTGCTATTAATTCCTCAATGCTTGGCTCGGTACTCTTTTTCTTTGTGGTTACCATTGGTGCATCTTCGGTATTTCTGCCAATTGGTCTTGGTGCTTTTGTTTGTACGGGTTGTTTCTTCATACGTTCCTCTAGTTTTCCCATCTCAACAATTTGCGAATAGGGGTCTTTTATTTGAGATATACGTTGCAATTCTGCGGGATGGCGTTTGCTTGCAGCATAGATAAAGGCGGCTGGATCGCTTACGCCCCTAAGTGCTAAGGTCATAGCATCGGTTACGGGTTGTGAACCTACTACATCATGGAAATCACCAAATCTACCCATACCGTTA